CACTCCTACAGGCCCAACAGGGACATGTTCCATTCTTTGCGATCATTTGGGTAGAGGGGGGCCGTGGTCTTGGACACGGGAGCGTATGGCACCCTCTTGTTGTAGAGGTCGGACCATATCCCGGGGCCCGTGGACAGGAACCTCAGCTTGACGTCGGCTCCGGTGTTTCGCCGGGAGGTCCCCCACGCACCGAGAAAAGCCCGGAGGGGGTGTGGGACGTCGGCACTCGCCGAGAACTGCACGTTCGATATAGAGCTGTCCAGATAGTCCACGTGGGTCAGACAGAAAAAGTCGGGTCGGCACATGCCAATCATGCGCTCCACCAGTTCAGGATCGAATTCCGCAATCCTGCGTACGTTGCCTGTTACCGTGGTTCTCTGGGGGGTATCCACCACCCCCTCCGTCTGGGTCTTTATGAACTCCCAATCCACTTCATTCTCAAGGGGCCCGGAGTTGCCCGCCACCCGGATCGGGTAGGTGCGCAGGACTCCGTACACCAAATGAGGCACACGGGTGGATATGCCCGCGTCCGAAAGTATTTGTCCCGGGGTGACGTCCCGGGAGGTGGAGAATGGCCAATGGCCGGACGCGGTCACGGAGAGGCCGAACCCCTGCGTTGACTCCACGATGATGTCCAGACCGTTGTCCAAAAGCCTGTTGATGATGGCTTGGGTGTCGACCACCTTCCAGCCCGTCCGCAGGTCGTCCCGGTGTTTCATGAGGCTTAGGTGGGGGGAGCGACCAATGTGGTCTATCCGGCACGCTCCTATTCCCTCGGCGGTTGATCCCACCATGGCGATCAGACCCTCCTCCTCGGCCCGGTGCCTGTCGTCAATGATGGGCACCTGTTCATCAATAAACAATCTGTCCTGGAGATCGTTGACGGGAAGGCTGTTGTGCTCGCGTATCAACACCTCGGGGCTGATGACGGAGCCGGGACCGATGAACAAGGGAGCGTCGGGGATGTGCCACCCGCACGGGATCTGGCGCATCTTCCATTCCCCATCGGTGTCCGGGTCCATGGTGTGGAACACTCCCGGGGTGGTCATGGTGTGCCCCGCGTTGGGGCCTCCCACTCTCACGACGCCGCCGAGCCTTCCCTCGGTGTAGAGGCGGCGGGCCAAGTAGGCCACGAACTCGCCCTTGCCCTCGGAACCGAACTGTGCCCCCATGACGACATGGGCCGTGCCGACCCGTTTGTCTCCGTAAAAAGTCGCCCTACGCTGGGTTAGCGGATGCGGGCCGCGTTTGGTGGGTGTCATCCTTCTTGCTCCTTCTGAATCCTGTCTATTTTGTTGTTGACGTCATTTAGCTTGGAAACGAGGTCCTCCAATTCCCCCTCCACGTCCATCCTCCTGAAATGTAGCCACAGGTAGAATATCAGGTCGGCGGCCTCCTCCAAGGCGGATCGCAGGGGATCGGGCTCCGTGAAGACGACCCCGTGCTCCTCCATGCCCCTGTCGAACTTGTCCTTGCAGAATTTCGACAGCCACTCGATGTACTCGTCGCGCACCTCGGGACCGAGCACACGCCAAGCTTCTGTTTTTAATTGGTTGCTTTCCTCAGACATGGGTCCTCCTGCTTTGGTGGCGGGGATGCCACCGTACCCTAAGTATATCAGGGATTTGGCACACTGTCAACGCCGTCATCGTCTCACCAATCGCGCAGGATCGGCACGTCTTCAAGATTTCCCCAATTCGGCCCCGACGACGCGTGAACCTCCAGCGGGACGGCAATCTGGACGACGCTCTCCATGATGCGGGCATATTCGGTGGCCAAGGTGTGCACCAGACCGTTGTCCATTTCCCACATCAGCTCGTCGTGGATCTGCATCACCCATTGGACGGGGGCGGGCTTGGGGATCGGTGACGGCGGAACGAAATGCCACCCGTGCTTTTCAACGATGCGTCCCATGGCAAGCTTGATGACTCCCTGTGCCCCCATCTGGATGGGGCCGTTGCCCGCCTGTCTTTCCCCGGCGGCCTGTATGGACTGCACCGGACAGGACATCTCGGGCACCCACCTCTTCCTGCCGAATATGTCTTGGACGTATCCGTGCTGTCGGGCGTGCTCCACCGCCCCGTCCCTGAAGGTCTTGACCTCCGGGTACAGGCGGTAATAGTCGTTGATGAAGGCGTCGCATCTCTCCAAGTCCCAATCGACCAAGCCCTCCGCGGCCATCTGGTCAAAGAGGCCGTGGGCGGTGATCCCGTAGACCACCCCAAAGCCCAGCCTCTTTACGGGGTATCGGTACTTGTCGTCGGCGGCTTCCTCCACCGAGACCCCGTGTATGCTGGCCGCGGTCTCCGTGTGGATGTCCTTTCCCTCCAGGAACAAATCGATCCCCGTCTGACATCCGGACAGAGCCATGACCAGCCGCATCTCGACTTGGGAATAGTCCATGGCGAGAAAGGAGCGTCCTTCGGGAGTCACAAATCCGTCCCGGACGAGTCTCCCCAACTGAGTCCTTGCCGGAATAGCCTGTACATTGGGATTGCGCACCCTCAGCCTTCCTGTCTCGGTGCCGGGCACCGCGCTGATCCTCGCGTGTATGCGCGCTCCGTTTCCATCATCCTCCACCCACTTGGGGAGGGCGTCCGCATACGCCGTCTTGATCTTGGCCCTCTCCCGGTACTGAAGGATGAGATCGATCACGGGGTGGTCCACTTTCTTGAGTTCTTGGTCGTCGGTGGAAGGTTTTCCCGTGTCCGTCAGGCGCGTGGGGGTGAATCCCAGCTTGTCGTAGACCAAGGTCGCCACTTGAGGACCCGACACGGGGTTGAACCGATAGGGCTCCCCGTCCAGATAGGCCCCAGCCACGTCGGCGGCTTGGTCCGCTATGTCGGCCATGGGGCCCCCCAACTCCTCGGACAAGGAGGCGAAATAGGAGGGATCGACGCCGATGCCCCCGTCCTGCATGGATCGAACGATGGGGAGCACGGGGCCGTCCACGTGGTCTAGGACAAACTGGAGGCCCTCCTCCTTGATCAAGGGGGACAGGGAACGATACACCCTCAGGGTGGCGTCGGCGTCCCGGGCGGAATACCTCAGGGCTTGACGGACGGGCACGTTGGCCAAGGACGCCTCCGGCATCGGCCCAAGCTTTTCCTCCACCTCGGCGCGTTCCAAATCGTCTATGTCCTGCCACCTGCGGTACGGGTTGGCTCCCTTGTCCATATGATCCGCCAGTATCCTCTTCGCCTTCCTTGTGATGGTGTGGGGCTTCCGGGTCCGGGTGTTCATCCTACCCAGTTTGTTGTCCCATTTGGTTTCCGATATGGGAGGAGGAGGCGACCATTCGCCATCCGCCACCTCTGACAGGTACGAAACGGAAATGTCGTCTTGGAAAGGAGACACGATGTCGGTGTAGTCCTCCATGGTGATCCCGCACAGGTCCCGGGCCAGCGTCTTGAGACCCATTGGAAGACCCAACAAATAAGCCATGAGCATGGTGTCCACGAAATTGTCCATCTGGACGAATTGGGCGTCGTAGTCGTAGTTGTGGACCACCACTTTCACGTGGGAGGGGATGGGGCCCATGATCCTTTCCATGTCCCTCCACGTATCCGCGGGTACGAAAAGGGCCTCTCCGGGCTTTTTGGATATCTGGACGGACCAAAGCTTGCCGTCCACGGTCTCCGTGTCCAAGGCCAACATCTCGGCGTGCACCAGATAGTTGTACACGGACAAGGGGTCCTTTTCGGTGCGGTATGTGGCGTGCGGGTGCTCATCCTTCACAAAGAAGTCGGCCATGTCAACGTTGTCTATGTCGTTTACCAACCTCTTCAGGCCTTCGAAATCCGACAGAATGGTGCGTATGAACCGGGTCTGGTGCAGACCCGCCGCCGGGTGGATGACGGGGTAGACGTAGTCCGGGGTGTGGCCGTAGGGAAGAGTTATCCCGGCCAAGGGGCGGCCGTGCAGGTGCTCAATGCCGTCGTTTAGGCCCGTAGCCCAACGCGTGGCAAACACCCCCATGGTGACCAGAACCCGGGGCCGTACCATCTCGATCTCCGTGGCGGCCCAACGTGTGGCGCACTCGTCCACTTCTCCCGGGAGCGGGTCCCGGTTGTTGGGAGGGCGGCACTTGATCGTGTTGGTAACGAACACGGAAGACCTGTTGTGTCCTATGGATTTGAGAAGGGAATCCAGGAACTGCCCGGCGGGTCCCGTGAAAGGAATGCCCGTTTCGTCCTCGTTGCGACCCGGGGACTCGCCGATGAACATGATGTCGGTGGGGGTTGGCCCGGTGCCGGGAACGGGTCCTTGGCATCCCTTTCGCAGGTCGCAAGCCGTGCATTCCCGGTTGGGCGCGTACAGGGGATGGGTGATTGGTGGAGTGGTCATTGTTCCTCCTCTCCGCTGATGGCGGCCACGATGCGGGCCGACGTTTTCTTGCCGATTCCGGATACCTCGGACCACTCCTTAGCGGTGGCCCCGGCCAATCCCCGGACGGACGGGAAAAAATCCTCTATGGCCTTGGACCTCTCCCAACCTACCCCCGGCAACTCCTTGGCCACGCGACGCAGGAGAGAGGGCCTCCCGTACAGGGAGACAGCGGGAGGTGGCGGAGTGTGGAACTTGTTTAGGCTGGAATGGTCTTCGGGGGGTCTGCGAAACAGGGAGTAAAGAGACTTGATCTCCTGAGCCGTGTCCGTTGCGTTCGCGGTGCGGCGCACGTGAACCCCGGCATACAGCTCGATCTCGTTGAGATAAGACCTGAGCCTCGACCCGGTGGTCTGGGGGACGGAGGGAACCCAGCGGCCCCCTTTCCTGATCTGGATGAGGCCCGACACCCGGTCCTCCCGGACGGCTCCGACCTCAAGGAAGAGGAAGACGCGGTCAAAACCTGCGGCGCGTGCGTCCTGTACTTGCTGGATGTGTCGTCCGTCTTCCATGCACTTGATGAGGTCTCCCAGCTTCTTCCTTTCGCCGCACACGCGGATGTCCGCACCCCCCGTCCACTTCCCGAAAAAAGCGAAATCTCCGTGGGGTATGGGCACCGCGATAGCCAAGGAACCCAACAATTCAAGGACGTCCCTGTCGTTGGGTGCCTCCGTGACGAAGATCACGAACCGTGCACCATGAGAAGCAAAAACTCAAAAGAGCGGGAATCGTCCCAGAATATCTGCCCGTTCAGGGCCGGATTCTGTCGGCAGTCCTTGACTTGCACCCCGAACCGGGTGCCGTCCTCCCCGTCGTGCCGTACCGTTTCCAAGTTGGCTTGGACGGAATACCCCATATCGTTCCAGCCTTTCCTCTCCCATCCTCCCGTCCACGCGTCGTTCTTGTATTCGCGGCTCATCTTGTGCAGAAGGACGACGGTGAGGTCCGAATGGTAGAACTCGCGGACGAGCTCCCGTTTGGTAGCGTTGATCGGGCCCCAATGGTGGGGCATCACCTGATCCAACCGCCCGAACGTGGCCAGCCTCTGCAATTCCCAACACTCGGATTCGGTGTCGATTACCAAGGAGCCTTGGTTGTTGTCCAAGACCGCCCGAATCCTCATTAACAGGTCGTTCCAGATTCCCACATACACCTCTTTGGGCTGATTGCGGGGAACCTTGACCTCGTACATTCTGATGTCCCGGTCCACGAACTTGTGGACCACTCCTTCCGTTCCCATGTCTAGGGAGACAAAGAACACGGGCTCCGGGGCTGTCCGGAGGGCCATGTCGGTCTTGCCCGATTTCTCGTGTCCGGATAGGGTGGCCACGATCCGGCGGGGGACGACCTGAGAGGGGGGAAGGAACCCCAAGCTTTCCATATTAATCATTGTGTAC